GCATGAGATCGAATGGCCCGATGTGCCCAAGCTCGAACGCGAGCCCTACACGTCCGGCGCAGCTACCCGCCTCGTGACAGACCCCGCCTACCGCGAGGCGACCGAAGAGGCGAAATAACGAGACTTCCGCGGGGGCGTCAAACGGCTGACTTTTCGACATGCGTCACCCGAAGGCGGACTGGGCGGCTTATTACGGCGCCTGCAGCGGACGACCTGCGCCCCCGCGGACCAAATCACGAGACCAGAAGGAAACAATGACAATGACACAGATCAGGAGCTGCGCAGCCGAAGGCAGCCGCACGGTCGATGTGATCGTCCGCATGGACGGCCGCACGAACCTCAGCATCAACAACGGGTTTTACGCGCTCGGGATTCAGATCCCCACCGAAGCCCTTCTCGCCGCGCTCGGCGCGATTCCGAAGTCCGACGTCGACGTGTGGAAGACCGGGGCTGAGGCCGCCGAGGCGAAGAGCGCGACCTTTCAGACGATGGCTCGCCAGCTCCAGGAAAAGGTCGATGCCCAGATCGAGCACATCGAAGATCTCGTAGACCAGATCAAGGTGCTTCACGTCAACAGCGAGAAGTCGCACCAGGAATGGCTCGTGCTGACGGAGAAGCTCGATGCAGTGCGTCGCGTCCGCGACGTGTTTACGCCCGGAACGACGGGGCGCACACTCCTCGACGAAGCGCTCGCCGAAGGTAAGCCGTTCGAGCTCCCGGTCGACAAGGATTACGGCTCGATCTTCTGGGCGAAGAACCGGACCGGGACGTGGATCGAGTTCGTGGTGTGCAAGGACTACTCGAGCCCCGGCGATGTGCCTCGCACGGTGTACGCGACGCGCAGCCACGCCATCTACACCGCGGACGGCATCATGCACTGGTTCCGCGATCACACGAACGAGAAGCCGACCGATGCCTGAGGACTCGCCGATCAAGTGGGACTCTCCGGACTGCCGGGACGCGAACCACCACAAGTGCTACGGCGGCGCCTGGAACACCGCCGAGGACCGACCCGTGGACTGCCAGTGCAGCTGCCACAAGTGAGTCAGAAGCCCGACCCGTACAGGTGCGCAGTGTGCGGCAAGGACGATTTCCCGGTCATATCGATGGCCCGGCACTGCGAACTGAAGCACAGACGAGAGGCCGAGAGGCTGGAACAGGAGGAGCGGGCGGATGCCATGGCTGAAGCAGGGCGACGCGGCGGCGAACCACCCGATCGTCCTCTCAGCCCTCGAGCTGGACGAAGCTGACGACCGGATCCTCAACGAGCTGTTCGGTTTCGTGGCCCGCTGCGCAACACAATCGGCCGCGTACGAACAGGACTACATCGTCACGGTGGGCACGGCCCGGCACATGGCCGGCTCTCTCACCCGCTACCAGCAGCTCGCCGCGGCCGCGAAGCGCTGCGGCTACTGGACCGAGACAACGATCACCGACGAGGACGGCCAGGAACGGCCCGCGTGGAAGCTCGTCGAGGAAGAGGATCTGTTCCACATGATCCTCAAGGAAGAACGCGCCTGGACGAACCAGAGGAAGAAGGACGCCCGTGACCCATCCCTGACGGTGCCGGTCCGGTGGCGCGACGGGGACGCCTGTCGACGCTGCGGGAAGACCGTCTCATGGACAGACCGCAAATCCGGCAGGGCCGGAACCTACGACCACACCGAACCCGGCCAAGCCGCCCACGTTGGCTCCCTCGTCGTCTGCTGTAAGGAATGCAACTCCAAACGGCAAGACGACCCATCCGGTAACTGGCCGCTCCTCGCGGCCCCGAAGACCCCCCTGTACGGACCCGAAACCGTTGAATTCCTCGGAAAGCACGGCGTCGAGGTCCAGCCCAGCTACACCAAGACTCCCGCGCGAGCGCCCGGCACGGCCCCAGCCGCCCCGAACTCCGCGGTCGAGCCCCCAGCCGAACCGGCCGGGGTACAGGGCGATCTGCCAGATCCCGGCAGATCAGAGGTCTCCCGGATCAAGCCGCGTCGGGACGGGACGGGTCGGGTCGGGTCAGGTCAGGACGGGAAGGGAAGCAATGCCGATCCACCGCCCTCCCCACCACCGCCCAAAAACATCAGGAGGACCAACCGGCAGAGGAGGCGAAAGAGGTGAAGGTCCGCATCCCCGAAGGCATGAAGCTCCCCAGGAACTGGCGCTACGCCAAGCGATACCCGCTCATCATCGACGAGCACGTCAAACTCGTCCCCTACGCGCTCGCGGTCAAGGCCGTCCGCTTCACCGGGTACTGCGTCGTCGACCACGGCGAACGCCTCGTGAAGGCCGGCCCGAGCTCGTGGCTCTGCGGGTCCTGCACCGACCGCATCGTCGAAGGGCTCCGAGGCATCGAACGCTCGTGGCCCGCGCTCCAGGACATGCTCTACCCGTCCAAGGGTGTCGGCGAAGTCGGATCGAAATCCGTCGACCCCGCCGTCCCGCTCGAGCTCGGGACCGTGCACATCGTCGCTGAGATCGAAGTCGCCGTGCGCGGCCTCGCCTCGCAGCTCCTCGAAGACCGCCCCGACCTCACCCCGACCCGCAATCAGGACGTCGGCGCGATCGCCGGGGAACTCGCACGATGGCACCTTGGCTGGATCACCGGCCACCCCAACTCATCGCTGCCCGAACAGGCCGTCGCCGACATCTGGCACGCCTGGCTAACCGTCCCCAGCGAGAAACTCCCACCACCCGTGAACACATGGGTCGAAATCGCCAAGAGGAGGCGAATTGGCACCTGAGGCATGGATCGACGCCGACAGCGTCGCCATCCTCACCGGATGGTCGAAAGGCCACATCTACCGGACCGCCCGCGCTCGCGGGTGGGCCCGTCAGGGGAGCAGGCCGATCCTGTTTCGGCTCTCCGACGTCCTCGCCTCGTGCGAGGGCCACAAGGAAACGACAGTCCGCCGTCACCTGACGGCCAAATGGAACAGGAGCACACCATGATGAAGTACGCAGTCCTGAACACCGGCCGCGATCACACAGCAGTTCTCATCAAGGTCAAGAATGACGCCCCGGAAGTGCTCGGATTTGCCGAGTATGAGGCGGTCGCCGAGGGGTGCTTGATCGACATGGGCGCTCTCGCCAAGCACCTGAACTCGATTGAGGAAGATGTGCTCTAAGTGAGCTACGTCGACGAAGACGGCGTCGCGCATCCATCCGCGACAGACGGGATATCGGCATGGGGACTTGCGCACATCGCCTGCTGCCGCGAGTGCTTCGCGCGGTACGGCGGACCCATGGTGCTGCTGAACGCTGGCATCACGGCTCCCGTAAGCCCATTGCCGCTCGATAGAATCGGCGTGCCGCCCGAGCCGACCGGCCGAGCTCGACACAGGAAGGACGGCCCACATTGAGCGGGTTCAGCGAACTCAAGGACATGTTCGAGGCCATCCTCCGCGAACACGATGACTACTACTGGGACGGCCCCGATGGGAAGATCGCAAAGTGCATGAAGTGCGATGCGCTTATCACTGATCCAGCCGACGTGAACGCCGACGCCCGCGATGCGTATGTCGGGCTCGCGTCCCATCGTGCGTCCCTCATAGTCGCCAGCCTCGAAGCCGAAACCACGGAGGAAGTGTTCGCGCCGGCCGGAAGCCACGTTCAGACGCGTCGCTGCACCGATTGGGAGCGTGAGCAGTAGGGCGACACGCCGCGCAAAATCAGGCGTGCCGCCCGAAGATGCTTGACCGATGTACATTACGGAATTGATGGTGGCGCAGTGTCACTAGCGGAGGCCCGGCCGGATGGCTGGGCCTTTCGCATGCCTGAGCCCCAGAGTCGTGGCTGGGTGAGACCGCGACGCCGGGACGGCGCGTCCTGGTACCGAGGACGCGCCGCCCCACAATCCGACTTTGATGAAGGGACCAATCATGTCTGGCAAGATCACTGCTGTCGCCCGAGTCTCCAGCCGCGAGAAGAACGAATACCAGCCAGGCGAAACCCGCCTCGCGTTCTACGCGCCATACAACGACGCCAACGGTGAGCGCATCCCAGAGAACGCCGCATGGGCCAAGTACACGCCCGCGTTCCACCTCCAGATGACGGTCCTCGATGAGGTGGCCGAGAAGTTCAAGGACGGCGTCGACTACCTTCTGACGTTCGAGCAGAAGGATGCTGGCTGAGTACGACCGCAAACGTGGCCGCAATGGCAGGCCATGGCAGCGGATCGTGCGCTCGATCCTCGTGCCCGGTGTGTGCTGCGCGTGGTGTGGTGCAGAGATAGATACCACACTGCCGAGGTCGAGCAGGTGGTCAGGCACAGTGGACCACATCATCGCGCTCGCGGATGGTGGTCACCCGACCGACCGTGCCAACCTGCAGCCCATGCACCGCTCGTGCAACAGCCGCAAGGAGGCGGCACGCCGGGCAGGCAGGGCAGCAGAGGCGCGGCAGGCTGGCCGCTCGCGCTCGTCGAGGCGATGGTGACCGGTCGGAGGGTGTATTCGTGCCCCTGCCAATGGGGGCGGGGGTGGGAGGTCCCAGCCCACGCCGGAAAACGCGCCGACTTTTTTAGGAAACGGGCCAGGCGGAAGACCCCGCCGGTCAACCATTTTTTATCTCATGCGGAATTTCTCTGGATGGGCCCTTTTTGCAAGGGAATTCCCCGAGGGCAGGAGGCGGAAATGGCGTGGGACGGCGTAATTCGGCATAACCCGAAGAAGGGTCCGAGCCTGGGCGGCTACCGACAGGGCTGCCGCTGCACAGGCTGCCGGAAGCTCAAGCGCGACGACAACGCGTCATACAGGGCGGAGAAGAAGCGCAAGGATGCTCAGGAGGCACTGGCCGGGCTCCTGCCCGAGGCCGACCTCGCGCAGGACGATGGCGGCCGTCTCGATGTTGACTGGTCAATGCCGCCCGGCCCGATCGAGGCTGCGCTTGCTGCCGACCTCGCGGAGATGAAACTCGCGGACCCGCCTTTCGAGAAGGCTCTGATCGTGCTGGCGAAATATGACGCCCGGGTGCTCGACCAGATCCCCAGAATTCAGCGTCTCGAATTGATTAGCGGAATGCAGTCGCGTCTTTTCAATGTCTTCGATCGGCTCCGTCGCGTCAATGCGCCGGTGAACGCCGCAGATGGCGCGGAGGCGTTCCTGCGCTCGCTGTCCGATGCGGGAGATGAATGACGGGCACAACCCGCCGCCGCGCTGGGGCACTCCGCGGACCCCGTCCCGGAAGACGCTCGGTCCCGCGGTGGGCAAGGTCATGTCGGCTTTCGGGAACCCCCCGATGCCCTGGCAGCGGGACTTCCTCGGAGTGGCTTGCGAGATAGACCCGACGACGGGCCTCTACTGGTACACGAAGGTGATCCTGATCCTGCCGCGCCAGGGAGGGAAGACCTCGACGTCGCGCGGGAAGCTGACGCACCGGGCGCTGACGACCAAGAACGGCCGCCTCCTGTACACAGCCCAGGACCGGAACAAGGCGCTCAAGCGCCTCGAGGAGAACTTCTACCTGCCGACCAAGGAATCGCCCCTGGCGCAGTTCATGGGCCGGCCGCGGTGGAAGACAGGCTCCGAAGCGCTGCGGTACGTGAACGGCGCGAAGCTCTCGATTGACGCGGTCTCGAAGAAGACCGGTCACGGCGACACGCTCCACGAGGCGCACCTCGACGAAGCGTACGCGCACCGGGACAACACGATCGAGGGCGGCATCGGCCCGACGATGGCGACTGTCCCAGGCGCCCAGAGGTGGGTGACCTCGGCCGCGGGGAACCTCGAATCGCTGTACCTGATGGCGCAGCGGGACATGGGCCGGGCGCTCGTCGACTCCGGCGTCGAGTCGCGGACACTGTACTGGGAGTTCAGTGCCGCTGAGGACGCCGACCCGGACGACCCGGAGACGGCGCTCAGCGCCCATCCGGCGATCGGCCACACCATCAGCCTCGACTTCGTCATGAACGAGCTCCAGACCGACCCGGACCCCGCCGAGGTGCGCCGCGCGTATCTCGGGTGGTGGCCGAGTCCGAAGGCGCCGCCGGCGGTCATCCCCGACGCGGCGTGGCGAGCCTGCTACGCGCCTGACCCTGAGGACTGCTGGGATGGGACGCCGCTGTGGACGGTCGACGTCGCGCTGGAGCGTGACTGGACCTCGATCGGGGCAGCAGGGAAAGCCACGGACCCCGAGGCGCGTTGCTTCGTCGAGCTCGTCCACCGCGAGGAGGGCACCGAGTGGGCAGTCTCCAAGCTCACCCGGCTCGCCGAGAAGCATGGCGGCTGGAAGGTGGCCCTCGATGCCGGCGGCGGAGCGGCCTCGCTCATCCCGGACCTTGAGGACGCCGGTTTCGAGGTCGTGAAGATGCCAGCGGCGCAGCGTGCGGCAGCGTGCACAGGGTTCTACGACGACGCGCTCGCAGGCGCGCTGCGGACGATGGAGAACACCGACGTGACCGAGGCGCGCAAGAGCGCCGCGAAGCTGCGCTCGGGCGAGTCGTGGGTGTTCTCCCGCGGCAAGTCCATGCAGGACATCACGGCGCTGTACGCGCTCATCGTCGCCCGCTGGGCGTGGATCGAGACCCGTGAGGCCGATTACGACATCTTGCAGAGCTTCTACTGAAAGGCGGCCACGTGCGTCTGTCCACAGTCCTCGACCTCGTCGGCTGCCTCTCCCTGCTGGCCGGGATCGTGCTGTTCGTCGCGCAGTGGACCATCCCAGGTGCGCTCGGAGTGTCGGGAGCAGGCCTGCTGGCCCTCTCGTGGCTGGTCGACAGGAAGGGGAAGCGATGAGCCTCTTCCGTAAGCGCGACGCCGGCCCGGCGGTGATCCCGATCTGGCAGGGGCTTCCGATGAGGATGCCCCGCCGTGCGGGCAGCGTGGACGTCACGAAGGACACCAGCCTGACGCACTCGGCGGTCTGGGCGGCTCAGACGCTGCGCGCCGACCTCATCTCGACGATGCCGCTGATCGTGTGGCGGAAGATGCCGGACGGCCTCGAGGTCACAGTGCCCCCGTCAGGGGTCCTCCAGGAGCCCTCGGAGCATGCGCCGGGGCAGCCGATTGACATGACGGAGTGGCTGTACTCCTCGCAGATGGACCTCGACAGCACCGGAAACGCCTTCGGGATCGTGACCGAGCGGGACTCCATGGGGATCCCTTCGCAGATCGACCTCGTCGCGGCGGATACCGTCACGGTCTCCGTCCGGAACAGCCGCATCCAGAGCTACAAGATCGGCAAGGACACCTACAGCCCGGCGGACGTCTGGCACGAGCGCCAGTACACGGTCCCCGGCATCCACGTGGGGCTCTCGCCTGTCACGTACGCAGCGCGCGGGATCGGGGCGAGCCTATCGGCCCAGCAGTTCGCGCTCGACTGGTTCGGCAACGGCGCAGTGCCCTCGGCGATCCTGAAGAACAAGGACCGGACGCTCCAGCAGGGCGAGGCGACCGCGATCAAGAAGCAGTTCCAGGCGACGCTGGCCAGCGGCGAGGTGTTCGTCTCGGGCAAGGACTGGGACTACCAGATGGTCTCGGCGAAGGCGGCCGAGGCTGAGTTCCTGACGACGATGGAGTTCAGCATCGTCGAGGTCGCGCGCTGGTTCGGAGTCCCGTCCGACATGATCGACGGGCCGAGCAAGGGCTCCTCGATCACGTACGCGAACATCACGCAGCGGAATCTCCAGTTCCTCATCACGAAGCTCGGGCCGGCCGTTCGCCGCCGTGAGGCCGCGCTGACGAGGCTCACGCCGAAGCCACGACGGGTGGCCCTGGACACCGAGAGCCTGCTCCGGATGGATCCGCAGACCCTCGCGACCGTCATCAATACTCGGGCCCTCGCGCGGAACCTGACCCCGGACGAGGCCCGCGCTCAGTACTACAACCTGCCGCCGCTGACCGAGGCACAGAAGGCCGACTTCAAGTCGCTCTTCATGAAGACGACCGACGCCATCAAGCAGGAAGGCCCGGCCCCGGATGGGTCCGATCTCGCAACCGACGAAGAGGTGGAACCGTGATGAACCGCAGTGAAGCAGCCGAGGCGCGCAGCCAGGCTCTCTCCGAGTTGCGCACTTCACGGTCCAGTCGCCCATCGCAGCGCCGGTCCACCGCGGAGCCGGGCACGGGCGCACGCGTCTCGGTGCGCCTGCAGGGGCTCAGGCTAGAGCGCTCGCAGGGCGACTCCGGGCCGCTGGTTTTCGAGGGCTACGCGTCGGTCACCGAGTCCCCGTACCAGATGTATGACTTCTTCGGCCCTTACGACGAGCTCGTCAGTCAGGGGGCCTTCGGCGCAACTCTCGCCCGTGCGGACCTCGACGTCCCGTTCGTCCTTCAGCACGACGACCTGCGCCGGATGGCAAGGACCACGAACGGCAGTCTCCAGCTGCGGGAGGACGACCACGGGCTCAACGTCCGCGCTGAGCTCGACCCGGACGACGCCGACGTGGCGTACATCGCGCCGAAGCTCCGCTCGGGCCTCATCGACGAGATGAGCTTCAAGTTCCGTATCGACTCCGGCCAATGGTCCCCGGATTACACGGAGTACCGGATCAACGCAGTCGATATCCACCGTGGTGACGTCTCGATCGTCGCCTACGGTGCCAACCCGGCAACCAAGGGCTCGGGCCTCGCCGACAGCAGCTCGGCGAAGGAGCTCTCGGCCCGCTCCAAGAAGTACCTCGAGCCAGACCCGAGGGAAAAGCGCCGCTCGATCTAGACGAGCGGCACGGCACGAAGACACGTCACTCACGCCCCACGCCACGAGCCTCGGGCCTCACACCTCTTCTGAGTGCCTTTCAGGAAACCGATCGTTCCCAGAAAGGACAGGTCAGCCATGACCATCGAACAGCTCATCGAACGTGTCCGCGCAGAACGCGCCGGCAAGCTCGCAGCCCGCAACGCCGCATCCGACCAGCTCCGCGAGCTCCGCGGCGCAGACACCCCGGATGACGCCCGGATCGCAGAGGTCCGCGCCAGCATCGACTCCCTCGACGCCGAGATCGACACGCTCTCCGAGCGCGTCCGCGGCTACGAGGCCGAGCTTGAGCGCGACCAGGCTGCTCTCCGGCTCTCGGCTGAGACCGCCCCCTCCGCCGCGCGCGGCTCCTACGACTCGGTCATCCGCACCGGGGACACGAAGGAGCCGCGCACCTACACGCAGCGCTCCAACGTCAACGAGGGCGTGTCGTTCTTCTCCGACGCGTACAAGCACTCGCTCCGCGGCGACGCCCGCGCGACCGAGCGCATCATGCGCCACGCGAAGGAGGTCGAGGTCCATCAGGAGATGACCGAGCGTGCCACGAACACCGGCACCTTCGCCGGCCTCGTCGTCCCGCAGTACCTCATCAACCTCGCGGCCCCGGCGCTCGCGAACGGCCGCCCGCTGGCGAACAACGTCCAGCGCCTGCAGATCCCCGAGCAGGGCATGTCGTTCACCATCCCGCGCGGCACGACTGCCGCGTCGGCCGATGTTCAGGCGACGGAGAACTCGAACGTCTCCTCGACTGACGAGGCGTGGGCCAACCTGACCGTCAACGTGGTCACGATCGCGGGCCAGCAGGACGTCTCCCGGCAGTCGCTCGAGCGCGGCTCCGGGGTCGACTCGCTGATCTACCTCGACCTCGTCAAGCGGTACGCCGCGAGGCTCGACCTGCAGATCATCAACGGCTCGGGCGCCTCCGGGCAGGCGCTCGGCATCCTGAACACGGCGGGCATCGGCGCGGCCACTGCGTTCGGCGCGGCGGCGACGGCCGTGAACTTCAACCTGAAGGTCGCGGGCGCCAACACGAACGTCTACAGCGCCGGCGACAGCCTCGCGCCGGAATTCCTCGTGATGCACCCGCGCCGCTGGGGCTGGCTGACCGGCCTCGTCGACTCGTCGAACCGCCCGATCGTCCAGGCCAACACTTCGGTGGCTCAGAACCCGATCGCGGTCGGAGCCCAGGGCGGCTCCGAGGACTTCGCATCCTCGACCTCCCCGTTCGTGGGCGTGCACAGCTCGGGCCTGCCAGTCCTGCTGGACCGCAACATCCCGACGACCGTCGGCACGAACTCCGAGGACGTCGTCCTCTCGGTCGACGCCGACGAGCTCCTGCTCTGGGAGGACGGCGACGGCATGCCGCGCGAGCTCTCCTTCGAGCAGACCACGGGCGGCTCGCTGACCACGAAGCTCGTGGTCTACGGCTACATCGCCTTCACCGCGGGCCGCTACCCGCAGGCCGTGTCGAAGATCGGCGGCCTCGACGCCACCGCCGGTCAGGGCCTCATCGCCCCGACCTTCTGATAGGACCCGCTCCCCGCCGCGATGGTCCCCGCGGCGGGGAGCGGACCCCACCTCTCACCGACGGGACCCGACTGAGAGAAGGGAACCACCATGGACGACGAACTCAAGGACAACTACCGCGCCCTCCACGAAGCCGGAGAGTCCTGGGAGAACATCGCCAAGCGAATCGACGCTGTCGGCGACACCAGCACGGCGGCATGGCTGCGCTCGCAGGCCGCAGGCGACGGAGAGGTCCAGCAGGACGAGGCCCCGAAGGGTCGCTCCGGCAAGGGCTCGCTGTCGACGGCTGCCGCCGAGGGCGCTCCCGCAGAGAAGGCGGAGGCGTAGCCGATGGCCGCTGTGGACCTCGGCGCGGCCGTAACGGTCACATGGCCGGGCACGCAGACCGGGACCGTCACAGCGGCCGTCACGCAGCCGGACGGGACCGCTTTCGGCGGGACCGTCACCGTCTCGGGCAATCAGGCGACCTTCACCCCGACGATGGCGGGCAGGCACCTCGTCCGGTTCGCCGCGACGGGAGGCGCGTACCAGGACGTCGCCGACGTCTGGCCCACGGACGCCCGGGCGATCATCAGCCTGCAGGACGCCAAGGACGCTCTCGGGTGGCCCTCGCAGGGCTACAACGCCGCGAACGAGTCCGACTTGAGGCTCTACGTCGTGTCTGCGACGCCGGTCATCGAGGACATCGTCGGCCCGGTCGTCTACGGCCAGCACGTCTTCAAGGGCGACGGCGGCAAGCCCGGCGTCGTCCTGCCGGGTGCTGTCCAGAGCATCGTCTCGGTCACGGAGAACGGCTACCCGGTGCCATCCGGCTACTACGTGTGGGATGAGACCTCGAACACGCTGACGGCGGGCACGAACTGGGCGCCGAGGCGCTTCATGCCGAGCGTCCGCGGCGTCGTCGTCACCTACATGGGTGGCTATCAGGTCATCCCGGCAAACCTCATCCTGGCCACGCGCGAGCTCGTGCGGCACCAGTGGCAGATCGGCAAGCAGGGCACGCGCCCGACGAACGGGAACCTTCCGCAGACGGTCGAGGTGTTCACGCCCAGCGGCTTCGCCGTCCCGCGCCGCGTCATCGAGCTCTGCGGCGCCAGCTCGCGCATCACGGGAGGCTTCGCGTGACGTACCCCACCGCGACGGCGGCGGACGAGTTCAAGCTGAACTTCTTCTCCGGCGTCCAGCAGTCCTTCGCGGCCTCGGCGGACTTCTCCGAGGTTGCGGTCACCTACGGCCAGCCCGGGAACTTCGCGATGGGCTCGAACGACATCGTCGCGTTCCGCGGCGTGCAGTCGAGCCACGTGGACGCGACGATCGGCCCGCAGCGCTCCCGCCACGAGACCCTGACGCTCGAGGTCGTCATCTCGTGCTGGCGCGGCGGCGCGGAGGAGATGGAACTGGTCTGCGCTCAGCGGGCCTACAAGATCCTCCGGGCGATCGAGTACTACGCCCGCGTCACGAACACGACGCTCAGCGATGCCGCCGGGAACCCGGCCGTGCTGTGGTGCTTCCTCGAGCAGCACCAGTCAGACGGCGCGACCGACCCCCAGATGCTCGAGCAGGGCCGTGTCATCGAGATAACCGCCACTTTCAAGGCGGAAGCCCGGGTCACAGGGACCTCGGCACCCCAGTAAAAGAACTGGCACATCGAATTAGGAGGGCCCCGTGGGGCGCATCAACATCAAGAATGTCTCCCCGTTCGGGGAGCTCGACGTCCCGCTCCTGCGCCGCATCGTCGAGCGCGACGAGGTACTCGAGGTTGACGAGGAGCATGCGCGGCTCCTCCTTGTCCAGCCGTTCCACTACGCGCCCGCCGACGCTGACGCGCAGGCCTTCCTGAAGGCACTCACGTCCCCGGAGCCGGACGAAGAGGAAGAGCCCGAGGTGGAGGCCGCACCCGCGCCTCCGGCAGAGCAGACGGCCCACGAGGGCCACGAATGGGAGACGGACGGCGGAGCGCCGGCGTCCGACGAGAACGGGGAGGCTGACAAGT